ATCAGACTGTTTGGTGCAACTTGTGTCAAGCTTATTTATAGTGTTGTCAAACCCTGTATCCACGCTGCTTTCGTAAGGCGTTACTGAGAATCCATTAGCGTTAGACCCCAAAGCTGGATCTTGCCCGATACCCACTGCCAAGGGAGCTTTTCTGGAGGAATGCTGAGGATAAACAACTCGATTACACTTATTTGCGGCCCTTGCATCCGTTCCACTCTCAAACACGGGTGTTGAAATATGCACGCAAGAAGTATCAGTAAGTGTGTTACTAGCATCCAAAGAGCTAACAAGCAGAGGCAGGTTGTGACTAACGTTTTGAGTAGGGGCCACCACAGACCGCGCATCGCTAGAGGCATCAAATATTCTAGTAAAGTTTCTATTGATAACTTCAATAGAGCCGCCCTCTTCAATTCGGAAATTATGTAGCTCTAAATCTCCAAGGTCACCGAAACTTCCAACCTCTACAAGAACAGGAAACCTAATAACTTTAGGGATCGCTGCTACGCATGAACTTAACTCAGTAAATAGATTTCTGTTAGCAGCTAGATCGTCTGCCCCAGCATCAGCGGAAACAGTGAGCGCAAGGCCAGGAACTCCTGCGGAGGTGTTATAGCCATTTTGTTCCCAAAGCTCATATGTCCTATCTTCTAAATCATAGATAGGCAGGTTGTCTTGCTCCCAGTTGTAGAAAGAGGAAGTATCAAACTTGTGAACGTAAGCGTCCCACTCATTAAATAACTGGACGCTGCCGCTACTGGTATAAATATCTGCTTTATTGAAAGGCATTTTAGAAGTTTAGTGTCCAACGGAAAATGAGACTGAAATCGTCAGTCTTTCTGATATTACTAAAAGTACGATAACAAACTAAGATAGGTCTATCACTAGTAGTTCCTGTGGGGTTTTTCATAAACATACCTATCTCATTGAGATTTAAGTCGTCCCCTCCCCTGGATAGAGAATTACATGCTTCTTCATCAATCACAAGAGTATATCTAACAGAAGAATCCCCGATCCTTGTGATTTTATTAGCTGGTATTCTAGCGAAGGCTCGGTTGGTCACCTCATTCCCCTCCACAAGTTGAGTATTTATAGATATGAATAGATTGCTGGCCGCACCATACTCGCCTTCAGTAAGCTGTCCTGATAGCTGAGAAATACCGCTGGTTACCCCACCTTCTGGTGGGCCAGAAACCCCAATCTGAAAGCGATCAATTTGATAATCTAGAATTGTATCTGACCCTGATCCTGTAAATAAGTAAGATAACCCTACGCCCATACCAGATACAATGATATTACTATCATCCAAAAGGACTTCTTGCTGACCATCATTCCACTGTCGGAGGATGGTCAAGTGTCCATTGATGCCCATGTCTTCAGCAAAATTTTTCATCTAAAATGTATTCTCCACTTGATAGTAAGATTCGCGTAATTGTTAATACTATTAATGAAAGTTAAGTCTTTGCTCAGGCCCTTTCTACAGAACAACCTATACTTTCTAGGATTATTTAGTACACTAAACGCAAACGGGGGTGTATTTCCGTTCAGAAGTGATTGTTGCATATCAACGCTCCAAAGACCGATGTGATAGATGCCACCAAAGAAACTTAAGGACCAGACATCATCCTTTGATAATTCAGTTGAATATTCTATGAGAGAAAATCCTTTATTAGTTTCTTCAGCAGGAGCAGATAAGCACAGTCCGCTGCTAAGATCAGCCATGGAGAGACCAGCATTAGGCACAGAACTCATAGCAGTTGTTAAAAAGCCACTAATATCCATTGAGCTTGCTTCATTAGGAAAACTGCCTACAACAAACGCTGTTAATCCAGTAGGGGCTCCTCCTGGTGAACTAAAATAAGCCGCCCCAGCACCAGCGGTTCCTTTTTCTGATATTCCCGCTGGAAAGCTGCCCATTAGATTACCAAAGACTTCTGCGGATGTAGAAAAAACTGTTGAGTCAGTGATGGCATTTCTAATCGCTGAAGGCATGAAATTAAGATGTTGGCCGTTACCAGGATACAAGGAACTTATGGCTATATCTTCTCCCGAAATTGGAATTGAGGAAGATACATCAGAGTTTTCTGATAAAACTTTGAGGGAGGGATTAGGAGATTGAACAAATAATTCATTAGGAACATAAGTGGGAAGTCCAACCTGTGTTCTAAATACTGCTGTATTTAAAGATCCAGCCCTCTGAAAATCTCTTACAATACCTTCAATTCCATCTAGTTTAATTTGAAAAAGATCTCTACTAGATTTTTGAAAGGCTTCTGACGCTGTTCCAAAAGACATCGCCTGTATCATGTAATTAGAGGCATCGAGTATGGATGAGGTTGCATGATCCTCAACACCAGAGAGGGAGGGGGATACAGTCATGATGTCAGCTAATAACTCTCCAGCACCATCAACAAGCATGTTGGGCTCCTCAAGGATCTTTTCATCTCCTCTCCATACTTCTACTACTCCTCTCATCAGTTATTAAACTCCACTTCTGTATATTGTCCTGTTCCAGGTTCTGTATGTGGAACCCATTCTGGGTGAATACGGTAGTTTAGTCTACTGCCCCCACTGACCTCTAGCACTCCTGATGTTATTGTGGCGTCTCTAGAAGCAAGATTAGTAGCGTATACACCAGTGCCTTGACCCATCAATCCATTATAGAACTTTAAAACATCCTTAAGTTGATCTTTAGTTAGCTGTAATTTAGTTTCTTTAACAAAAGGACGTAAGGGTGTTCCTTGACTCGAAACACCATATCCAGTACCAATCCCCGCAAGGTCACGAAGTGTTTTATCTTGAAGCTCAATAGAATCAATTAATAGGTATTTTTCTCTGTTAGCATTAGGCAAGAAGAATATTTCTACAATATAATTAGTAGAATCCATGTTAACTTGCTCTGTTATAGCATATTCACTTTCTTCAATAGGAATGATCTTTAAATACTCAGATCCATTTTGATTAGTAAAGTTTCTAGTATCAAAATTAATAGAGAAGGTTTCAAAATAACTTTCTTTTATATTTCCTAAAGAAACATTGTTTATTTCTGTTTCTTTTTTTATGACGTTTCCTATGCAGAATACTCTTTCAGTTTTGTCTGGCTTTGAATTTTTAAAATCATAAGTGTGGGCTAGAACATCAGTGACCACATCTTTAGATATTCTACTTTCCCTTATGGGTTCCCACTTTCCTCTAGGAGTCCAACTCCAAATTAAACCCTCTTCTCCCCCTCCACTTGGATCGGTGTGAATCCATACACCAAGTTTGCCGCCTCCAAGATTGCTAGAGTATTCTTCAGCAACTAAGGAGGTTACTTTTAATTCAAATTCATGATCCTTAATAAACCTATTTCTTCTGTCCCCGTAGGAAGACAGGTCGAATCGTATTCTGGGAAGTCCTCCTAACGACTTACACTTAATAACTCTATTGCCAATCAGATAGTTTTCTAGCCCAGGAACTTTAAAACTGCGATCCAACTCAAAAATGGTAAATTGATTTTGTTGGGGTGCTCCAGAGATATCACAAAACTCAATACCACTTAAAATATCTGGATTACGCAATTCAGCATGGTTTACATTTCCTGGGATGAATGTTCCTGATAATGGAACTATGCCTTGTCGTGTTCCAGAGGCCACATAAGTTCCGTTAGCACTTGTGTTCCATACATTTACAGTATTAATGGGAATGGCTGAGTCCACACTAGACGCCACAAAGCTACTAACTTCTGCGCCATCAAGCTTTAGGTCACAGTTATAAAGACCCAGCCCGAAGATGTGTGCAAAAACATTACCCCCTGTTTTCTCTATCTCAGTTAAACCTAATGGGTGTTTCGCAAAATACTTGCAATAATCTCGGTGAACTTTGTGGAGTCCTGTGCCAAAACTGAAGTTTTCGTAGTCAGCAAATGAGTTTAGCACAAGACCACTAGCTATCGCTTCATTAGCTAGACTTTGAGTATTATTTTTCCAGTATGCGTCTGTGTCATACGCCGAAGTAGACGAGAGTATTAGAGAAGCATTAAACAATGCCTTTGCCTCAAATATCTCATGCATTGTATTGTATAGCTCAGGCACTTGACCGCGATCTACATAACGGGCTGTGGCTGATAGAATTGAGGATGTCTTAGTATTTGATCCTAAAGCCGACAACCCTCGATATGGAAAGGTATTACTTGTGTCAATACTAGAGAACGATCTGGAGGAATCAGTGTTCTCACAGATATCCCAAACACCTGAGGGGTTTATGGGATCCACAACAGGATGAAACTTGCCAGCAGAGGCCACATAACCCAACGTAAGCTCTCCAAGCGAGGAGGGCATAGATTGCTCCTGGGTCGAAGGATCGTAGCTTACAGGGCCGTTGAACCCTGTCCTGTCGTAGTAGCCCTCATGAGGTAGAAGGTATTTCAGGTTGCGTCTGCGTAAGGCTCGACGAGCTACAGAGCTAAGATCAGTGACCGTGGTTGTGCTTGACAATAGAAAATCTGTCATTGCATCTACATCGGTTCCTCTGAACTTTTTGAATTGAGAGTTTAGCTCCATAGAAACTCCGCTGTACTCGAAGTTTCCAAAGATAGAGGCAGAAGTATAGCTGGCTCTAGTATCATCGTGGTCAAAGCCAAGGTACTCCATCCTAGTGCTGCACACATCAAAAGGATCCTCTGCACTAGCTGTTAGATTTACTTTAGTGACTGCATGTGCTGGCGAAAACTCGCGCGCCACCCTAGAAGCTTCGTAAAGAGCATACTTTCCATCTCCTTCAAGTGTGGTCTTTGAGAAATTAAAATCTGTGTCATTAAAGTTTACAAAAAGGTGTGATGATTTTCCGTTCCACAAAGGAAGAAGGTTCTTCTCGTAGTCAGAAATACTCAGCATCACATCGTTAAAGTTAGGTGCTGTTTGAATAGAGTTGAAGAAGAATAAAAACCCATTTAACGCAGCTAGATCAGTATCATCCATCGCTGCACTACTAGCGACAAAGTTGCCAACTTCGTCTGCAAAGCTATCTGTAACTTGGAAGCACTTAAGACGCTCGACGAGTAAATCGACCAGGGGTCTAGTAACTGAGCAATCACGATAGTATTTTACTTCCTCAAAAGGAGGTAGGGGGTAGTTGGTGTGTCCTCTGTAATTAAAAAGAAATTCTAAATCCCCTTTAAATTTAAGATAAACAGGGCGACCACCCATGGGGTGACTTAGCCCCGCCATGTATACGCCCTCACCCAGAGGCCCGTCTGCGTATGCTGCCTCAAAAGCTTTGCTTTCTCCGTTTATCTCGGCGCTTAGTTTTAGTGCTGCAAATGAAGACTCAGATTTTTTATGAATATGAAAAGGCTTCATTCCAGGTTCTCCTAGAATTGTATACCTATTAGTTTCATTTCCTTCATTATCAAGCATGTAAAACTCAGGAACTGAGAAAGGTCTGCCATTAAATGAGAAGTTTTCTGGGAAGCTTTTATATAAATCTAGAAGAATGCTATCAGTTACTATCTTAATATTTTCTTCTAGGCTGCTGGTGCTATAAGATTCAACACCAGCTTGTATGGCAAAAGAAGGAGTCCATGTTTCTAAATTTTTAAATAGATTCGACTCTGTGCCCAGAGAGTACCAAATTAAATTTGGGATATAGGACTCCCATAATTCTTCTACTCTTCCCGAAACATCAAGAACGGAATCAACTATGAGAGCGTTGATCGCAGTCTGTATGGCCTCCAGCGTGCCCGATTTTTTGTATAAATCTATGGCTAGACGAAGCTGATGCCTCCACTTTGATGGAGATGCCCCCCGCAGTTTAAAGCCGATAAGATCTGCTATGTATTGTAAATGCTCAGGGCGAACATTTTCTATATCATAAATAAGTGAAAGATTCTCTATCTCATTTGATATGTCAGCAAACTCAAAACCCAGTATATTACTAAACTTTCGATGATCCCCTTTAGACACTAAATCATCTAAGTCTGTTCCAGCGCCTATAAAACTATCAAAAGCGTCTTTAACTTTGTAATCTTGCTGGTCAATGTAGAGGGGTGAGTAAGTTACATCAACTAGAGTCTTGAGAGCATCTAGCTTCTGAGTTCCACTAGTATAAGTCGCTACCACGCCATCGCTTGCATCGAGCACAGCGTCAGCAGAGCCAGATACAAAAGAAGGAGGCAAGTACGCCCCGAAGGAACAAGTTTCATTATTTCTCCAAAGATATTCGGTTAGCCCCTTTACTCCGTCAACAGTCTCCAAAGTTTTACCAACATATAGAGAGTTGAAAGAATCCAGGACATAGCTT